AATACCTAAAGGAATGAGCATTGACAATAAATCAGATATAGAGAAATTGTCTTTAATTTTTTCTTTAATTTTTTTCCATGTCTTTTCTCTTATTCCAGGAATTAAATCATAGCTAATATCAAAATTATTATCTATAACTTTTTCAACAATATTAGGGTATTTCTTTAATAAGTCCATTGCCTTATCTTCTGATATAATACTTTTTAAGAAATTTTTTTGAGCATCTATTGTTGTAGGCTTTTTAGCCTTTATTCCCCCAGAAACTTCATATTGCATTCCATATTGCTTATTTTCAACAATCTTTGCCTCTACTTCATATGATAGTTCATTATTTAAATCTTGCATATTTCCGATAAGAGTGATATATCCATATCTTTTATGAGGTATATCCTCTAATACCAAACAGTTATATATACCCCAACCATTACTATAATATATCCTATTGGCATCATTAATTGTAAACTTATATATTTTATTGTCCATAATGATTCTCTCTCCTATCCATATAGATCATAGTCCTTTATTACAATTTGTGTTTCTTCTGTTTTTATATATTGCCCATTTTCTCCTAGTCGATATTTTGGCATATTAGCAAATCCATCTACATAATCTATATATATAATACTACCAGCTTTAAAAGGCTTAGATACGAAAACTTTTCTATCATATACTTTGGTTCTAATTGTTTTTCCATCTCTTATTTGGTAAATATCAACATATGGTTTTGCTCTATCACTATATGTTTTAAAGCTGCTTACATAATATATACCATAGTTTATCTTATCATTGGTATAAGTAATTGTCCCAGTATACTCTTTCTCTGTTTCAATTCTTAATTTTATAGATATATTTTCATCTTCTAATTGGGATATCAGGCTTGTCATTAGTCCATTATTATCAATTTGTGAAAATGTTTTTTCTGTCTCTTTGTTTGAAAAATTTCTAATATGATCAAGCGTTAAATCTAAATCTTTAACTTTTAATTTATTTAATGTTTTAATTTTTGCGAATTTTTGATATATATCTACTATATTCAATAATAATTTTGAACCACCAAACTCCCTAAAGAAATCAAGTTTAATTAATATATCTAGTTGTCTAGTATTAATAGATGTTTTTTTTGATATATCATCTAATAATTCAATAAAGCTATTATAATTATTATGTCTCAGTTCATACAACTCTTCCCCAATATCATTATTAAGATATTTAATTGATGATATACCTTTGTATATAGTATTAGTATCTTTGTCTGCTCTATATCCACCTTTTGACTTTCTAAAGCATATATTATCTAATTTAATATTGAAATAAGGAAACTCTGCTATAAGCTCAGATGTTTTTTCTATATTTTCTTGGTACATTTCTAATACTACACTGTAGTATTCTAATGGGTAATTTGCCTTCAAATATGCGCAGTATAGACTATCATATGCATAAGATAATGAGTGAGCACTATTAAATGAATACCTAGAAGCGTCATTAACTACTTGCCATACTTGTCCAAAATTGTCAGTATTACCAATCTTTTCTAGCCAATTTTTTTCTAAAGTATTTTTTAAATTATTTAATTCTTCGTCCGTAAACTTTTTTTTAGATATTTTCTTAATGATATCATATGTACTATCTTCTGGCATTGATAACCATATTAGAAATGCCATAATATTTTCTTGATATAACAAATAATGATAACTAGATTCAAGAAGATTATCTACTTCTTGTGTCCCTGTTGTATATGGCAATCTATTTAAAAAGTTATTTAACAACGAGGCAAATCCTGGCCTTATTGCAGCAATAATAGCTGATAACTCAGAAATATTTTTGGGTGCATATTTCATAAATAACGGAGTGGCAAAATTTGAATCAGCCTGATTTAATGTTTTTGTGATACCATCCTCATACAATTTCCACACTTTATCATCAACCATATCTTCTAGCTCTGCAATACTAGGTATATTAATATTTATTTCTTTACATACTTTATCTATAATCCCATAAACTGTAACTGTAAGCCAATCATTTTTTAAGAACCCATACGAGTCAGCAGTATCACCATCAATAGCAGCAATCATTGCATCTTTAGTTCTCATAATACCTATTTCAGTAGATATATTATCATCTAATACTAAGTGAGCACAAGGATGAGGGGATATAGAATCAATAATGCCTCTATATCTTTCGCTATACTTTAGCATATCGCCAAACTTAGGATCTCTTAATAGTTCTGCATAGTGCTCTTCATCATCGGATATATTTTTAGCAAATAGGTTGTATTCTTCCATTTTTAGGCCTTTGGCTTTGCATACTAACCTAAAAGCACCTTTTGCCTTTAATCTTCCGTATGCTGCCATATAATAAGAACCATCTTCTCCTAATATGTCTCTACTTGCCTTAATAAATGGTTCTGGATTTGCTGTGTTAAAATCTATATCAGGAAATTGTTTAGAATCTAAAATTCTACTTTTAGACATAAATCTAGTGGGGTATAGTGGAACAGCAGAGCTTATCCTGTCAATATTTGTAAACCCAAGCAAATTATTTATGTAAAACCCAGACCCACTTCCTCTACCAGTCTTTGTTAATACTCCATTATACTTAGATGTTGCCAATTTTATTATTTCATAATTTAATAAAAAATAATCTGCAGTCCTTATATCTTTTGTGTTAGTTTCTTTAATTATATCTAATTCATATTTTACTGCATCAATATATTCTTGCCACCTAGATTTATCAATTTCATTCTTTAGCCTATTTGATAATTTTTCTTTGATAATTGATTGTAGTTTAGAAAATCTTTCATCAACTGTTAAGTCTTTATAGATAGTTGGCATTTTTGGATTTTTAGAAAACTCTAAATCATCAGACTTTGAAAATATCATTGTATTATCAAGAGCTTCTATAATATTTTCTTTAGACAATACACCTTGATCTAAATATCTCTGAACAACCGTATCATAGTCTGGAAAATCTAAGATAATAGATTCTTCATATTCATAGCGCATATCCTTCCCTTTAAGAAATATATCTCTATCATTAGAATCTTCTGGATATATGTAATGGCTATCATTACCATGAATTAATTGAATATTATATGTATTTTTTATTTCTAATATTTTTTGGTTCCACTCTTTTTGCTCTTTCATATTATGATTTTGCACTTCTAGGAATAAATTATCTTTGAAATGATTGTGTAAAGGTTTTAAAAATTTATTTTCCCAATCATCATCTCCCATAAATATTCTGTTATTAATACATGCTGTAGTTATAACTACTTCATTTGGGGGTAATGATAGTAATAGCTCCATATCTACTCTTGGATAATAATAATATCCAGTTTTATTAGCCTCTGATGATATTCTATTGATATGTTTAAAAGCATTTCTTGTCAGTCCCATAACAATCAGGTGGAATGTATTTTTTCTATCTTTCTCAAAACGATTATCAGTATAATACATTTCCATTCCATAAACTAATTTTAAATTATGCTTTGATGCTAAACTATAAAAACTATATGGCTCCGATGAGCAGCCATGGTTAACAGTTGAAATCATTGAGTGTCCTAGTTCTAAAGTTCTATTTATATAATCTTTTTCGCTTACACAAGAATCTGGCGTTTGTGGATTACTTCCATGATCATGTCTATGAAAATTAAAATATTCTTTATTCATTATCTATTACCCTCTTATATATCAGAAAATATTTTTCCATAAATACTTTCCATATCTTTATCTCTAGTTTTTTTATTGTTCAAAAACTCTTTATTCTTTTTTATATATTCAGCCCATGGCTTGTGTATTTTTGAACTATATGATCCAAGATTTGATAAATAATAAATATCATCCTTAGTAACATCTTGCCAAAATAATTTATCATCATTTGTCTCTTCATATAGATTTTTAAGCACCATCATCTTATCAAGATTGTTGTTAATTTCTTCAATAGTTTTTTTTGCTATGTCTTCGTTGATTTCAACATAAACATAGTAGTTATCAAATATAAACTTATCTTGCACATTTGTAGGAAGCAATGCGAAATTATTATGTTCTTTAGCAATAGCTATATTATTATCTATTTCAATATCGCTGTACCCAACATTCCTCATTTGTCTTATTATTTGAACTTCTAGCATTTCTACAATTCTGTTTCTATCTATCCTTCTTGATCTATATTTTCCATTTTGTTGCTTATATGAAGCTGATATATACTTTAAGAAGTTCCATCTCAATCTCATTTTTTCGTATGGCAAATTATAGTTTTGATGCATTCCAATGCCATATATAATTAATTGTGTTTGCTGGTCTTCTAATTTTTTACTTCTATACACTGTGGAAGTCTTATGATCTGTGACTATAAATTCGCTATCATACATTGCTACTTCATCAATATATCCTTGAAATAAGTATTTACCAATCATAGTTACCATAAATAACTCACTGATTATTTTTATAGCATCTGATGGACGATATTCTTTGAAAAATTGACTGACACATTCTTCATATTTTTTTGCTATTTTTTTATTATTTTTTTTATCATTTTTATCATATTTCAAACCCATAATATGAAATTCCATTAATTTTTCATCCCATATTTTATGCATATCACTAAGATCTATTTCTTTATTATTATATGATTCTATAATAGCATGGGCAATACTTCCTAGATATGAATAAGCATTACCATCCATATCAGGTTTAATTTTTTTAATATACTTTAATAAATATTCATATGGATCTCCAAGATAGGTTGAATATTTACTCCATGAAAAAATATCATCAACATTATATTTCTTTTTTATCTCTTCTATATTAGGTTTATTTTTTTCCATATCTGTCCTCTTTCATCTTCAGATATTCTTTGTGTCTTTGGATATCATATGTTTCTCTATTATTAAATAATTCTACATATAAATCATTATGTGCATCTGCAGGACTGTCTTTTTGTCCTAATATATTGTTGCGATCTAAAATGAAAGATACTTTTCTAGTCTTATAAAAATTTTCACATATCTCATATGTCCGATATTCATCAATATCCTTATCCAAAGCAATAACTATTTCAACATTCAAGCTTGATAATATCTTTACTTGCTCTTTTGATATACTATGCCCACATAATGCAACACCAGTACCATCGAACCTAGAATGACGCTTTAAAACTGATTTTTCCGCTTCAAATACAACAACATGTCCCTTATCTTGAATTGTCTTATAGTTCTCATTTAATCCATAAATATTTATTGACTTAGGGTGTTTTTTTAATGGAAAATATTTATGAACACCTAGCTCTTTCCAATTATCAATAACAGTTCGTCCTATAATACCAATAAACTCATCCCTATCTCCACTCCAATATCTATGAGGGATAACAATCCTATGTGTTTCTGGATCGTAGGCAATAGCAAATTCTTTATGCGTACTTGCCAATATTCCCTCTCTAACAAAGTTAATATGTGGATGATGTATATATTCTGATAAACAACTTTTATTAATTAAATCAATATCAACTTCATTACTATTATGAGAGGATGCCTTTAGAAATATATCAAGAGGATTATTATTTTTTTCTTCCTTTTTTATCTCATATTTGTATGGTATATCCAATATCTTATGTATATATTTAATGCTACCAACAAAACTAATTTTACATATTTCCATTACTAATGTAATGATATCTCCTTGAAACTCGTTGTCCGCTGAGTATGACCTCACATAGAGATTGCTCTTGATTGAAAGGGCGGTATCATTAGTTTTATTTGGAAGAGCACATCTTATTTCTTTCTCAGAACAATGAATTGAATGACAACCGATACTTTCTAATATTTTGATTGTTAAATCATTTTCAATTATGTATTCTTTTAATTTTGATGCATTCATAGTATATCATGCTCCTTACATTTCGTGAGGTACTTTTGTAAATCCCATTTCTTTAATTAAGTTCTTTGATAAGTCATGCTCTATTACAATTTGGTACTCATTTGCAGAACCTTCTCTGTTCTTTACGATAAATATAATTTGATAATGTTTATCTTTATTTATCTCTACTGGTATTTTAGATTTTCCATCTGATGATAATCTATAAACTTTCAATTCATTTTTCTTGCCAGGAAACTCATCATCATACATTTTTCTTATCATTAAACAAGTTGATGCTACATTAACAATGGTTTTACTTTCTCCAATATTTTTTTGAGTAAAGTATCGATGAAGTTGGCTATCTTGTGATAACTGAAATGTTGCTGTCAAATGAACATTCTTAACAGACTCCTTAATTGTATCATATAAAGCAACACTATTTTGAGTTAGTTGCAGTCTTGTATTATTGGTAATTATACCAGAATCAATCTTAAAAGTGTCAAGCACAAAATAATTTACATGTAAGCTTGCATATTTTTTTATAATCTTTATGGCGGTCTCAGTTTTATAATTATCAAGAGGTATAAGAGTAATTGTTTTATTTTGTTTTTTTTCTAAAAGCCACTCCGCAGATTGTTTCAATATATCTTTATATTCTTGAGTATATTTTCCATCTCTAACAATATGTTTTGGTAAATCTTTCTTAAATATATTGTTGGTAACCCACACAAGCATTTCTCTCTGCCATTTTTTTACACCTTCTTCATTTATAATAACGACTATTCTTTCATCGTGTTCAATAATAGAAGGGAATAAGGCTGTCCTAATTAAAGAACTTTTCCCAACATTTGAGACACCTCCAATTAAAGTCATATTACCAACTAAACTTCCAGAAGTTTCTTGATTAAGTAGTTCTAGGTTGTGATATGGCAATCCAACTGCCATACCTTCATCAAGTTCATCTATTAGTTCATATATGCCATCTGATATATCATAGCTTTTTACATGATTTACAGTATTGGAAAAAATATCGTTAATATTTGCCTCATAATATTCATATATATCTTGTATTGACATATCTACAAATTTTGATAAATCTTCATTCAGTGGAAATCCTTTGTATATTAATTTTATTACACTGTGCCATTTATATAAACTTTGAATATATCCTTCAAGATTCTCTTCTTTAATATACTCTTTTGTTTTACTTATTTTATCCCATCCACCATATTCATCATATTTATTTTTTAACTTAGGATGCTTTTTTAAATATAGGTTAACTGTAATTTCATCAATAGATTCCTTTTTTTCAACTATATAAATATCATAGGCTATTTGATAATATACTTTCCACATATTATCATGAAAGCTATTGAGACTTATATTATCATAGTCATACATAAAGGATGGATTATTCCAAAAAATAGAAACAATATTTGCCTCATCAATAACTTTATAATCCATAATCTTTTTTATCACTTGGATTTGTTTAGTTTTTTCTTCTGTTAATTTTTTTTCAGCCATATTCTACCAAAGATCCTCCATTGTCTTATTAATTTCTTTTGTTCTCTTTTTATATGCTGCTTTTGAACTGTTTTGTTTATTAGTGATATTAAGATTTTTTAATTCTTTTTTTTGTTGAGATTGTTTTTTTACCATATCTATTACATCATTAATCGAATTTGATATTATTGACATCATTCCATTAATTTTGTGTCTCTCATCAGTAAATTCAGTCCGATCAAAATATGATAGTATGACATTTTTCTTTATCTTAAATGTATATAAAATGGCAATAAATGGGTAAATAATTTTTCCATTATTTTTATTTTTTGATTTATACATAAACTTACCATATTGCATAGATTTAAGCCTATATACACAATATGTCGACAATGCCTTATCAGATCCATATTGTAGTATGTCATTTTTTACATATTCATATAGGCTATTCCAATATTTTTTATCCTGCTCTGTCATTTTTTATCACTCGTTTCTGAATATTTATATATCTTTTATAATATAGTTTTTCTATATATTTTCATATCCATTTTCTTCCAATAATCTAACAAATACATCGTGTCCATAGTTACCTTTGGTTAACTCAATTACTTCATCAATGCTCTTAGTATCATCGTACCCTAAATTATTATCATTTAAAAATTTATTAGTGCCCTCTTTACATGCTCCAGTAATATATCTGTAATCTTGAGGTTTTATATATCCTTGCTTGATAACTCTCTGGATATGTTCATTAGCCCCTAATTTTGATAACTTTTTGAACTCTAAATCATTAATCGCTTCTTTAATTGACTTACCATGAGCAAATAAATTATCTTGTTCTACTATGAATACTTTAGATGGGTTATTTTCGTGGAAATAATTATATATATAATATGCACTATGGATTTTGTATTGATCTAATTGTTTAGTAGAGTTGACTACCATAGTATAATCATCAATTATTTTTACATCTTTAATATCTCTATAAATTGGATTATTCTTAGATGATAATCTAACTAATTTATTATTTTGTAGGTCTACTAATTTTATAATTTTGCTATTATTATGAAGTCTTATAATTACTATATTATTATCACATTTAGTTGTGTTAAAGTATCCATAATCCCACATATTGAATGTACAATTTGATTCAGTCTCGAATGTGCAACTTGCTCCAGTCACAAATGTACAATCTGATCCAGTTTTAAATGTGCAGTCTGCTCCAGTATTAAAGGTACAATACCATTCAGTATTGAATACACAATCCCATTCCGTTTTGAATGTGCAACCTGCTCCAGTATGAAATGTGCATTTCCATTTAGTATCAAAAGTACATTCTGATCCAGTATTAAATGTGCATTCATTTCCAGTTTTAAATGTGCAACGTGATTCAGTTATAAATACGCAATTTGATCCAGTCTTAAATATACAATTATCTATATCGCTAAAATCAATAACTAAACCATATTCATCACTACTAAATGTTCTAGTTTTTCCATCCCAATTAAACCTATCCATATCCAATGGTTTACCATTTTTTAATATTCTTTGCTGAACTTCTTCTTTTGTTAAAGTTTTATTCATAATTATCCCCCCTTGCTACTAAATAAAATCCCTATTTTATCTCATATCCATTTTCTTCCAATAATCTAACAAATACATCATGCCCATAATTACCTTTTGTTAATTCAATTACCTCATCAATACTCTTACTGTCATCCCAAGTTAAATTATTATCTTCTAAAAACCTATTAGTACCTTCTCTACATGCTCTAGTTAACAGCCTATAGTCTTGAGGATTCATATATCCTTGTTTAATAATTCTCTGGATATGTTCGCTAGCCCCTAACTGTGATAGTTTTTTAAATTCTAAATCTGCAATAGCTTCTTTAATAGATTTTCCATGAGCATATAGATTATCTTGTTCTGCTATGAATACTTTAAGTGGATTATCCCTATGAAAATAATGATAGATATAATATGAACTATGAATTTTATATTGATCTAATTGTTTTGTAGAGTTAATTATCATTATAAAGCTATCAACTAATTTTACATCTTTAATATCCCTATAAATTGGATCATGAAGGCAGGATAGACGAGCTAATTTATTGTTTTGCAAATATGATAATTCTATAATTTTTTTCATAATATTGCCTCTTATAATTACCACATTATCTCCACAATTGGTTGTGTTAAAATATCCATATTCCCATATATTAAATGTACAGTCACTCCCAGTCTCAAATGTACAATCTGATCCAGTCTCAAATGTACAATCTGATCCAGTTTTAAATGTGCAACTTGCTCCAGTATTAAAAGTACAATACCATTCAGTATTGAATACACAACCCCATTCCGTTTTGAATGTGCAATATGATCCAGTATGAAATGTGCAATGTGATACAGTTATAAATATACAATTATCCATATCGCTAAAATCAATAACTAAACCATATTCCTCACTACTAAATGTTCTAGTTTTTCCATCCCAATTAAACTTATCCATATCTAATGGTTTGCCATTCTTTAATACTCTTTGTTGAACTTGTTCTTTTGTTAAATTTTGATTCATAATAACTCCTCTCCCCTTAAAAGGAAGGGGCAAAAAATATTATGCCCCTATTTTATTAATAAATTTTTTCAATAATTCTAAATCCCAATTAGTAATTTCAGTTAAATTAACACCTAATTCTTTTGCTGTTTCAATAATAGGTTGTAATTTTTTGGTTCCTCCACTACTATTTAATTCTTTTGCAAATTCTTTATATCTATTAATTAATTCGTCTCTTTGCAAATCTTCATTTTCTTTTTCTTTTTTTTCTTTTGCTTTTTCTAGCTCTTGCTCTTGCTTGATTTGTGATTGCTTATTTTGTTCCTTTTCGATATCCTCTATGGCTTCATTTCTGCGTTTTTTAATTGATGTTTCAATGGCATTTTCAATAGCTTCTTTATATGCCATAGCATCTAGAGGAATTCTTTCAACGATATCTTCAAAACGTGATTTTGAATCAACACTATAATCTTCTTCTCTAAAAGAAATAACTCTTTTTTCAGAAGTTACACTTCCTTTTAATATCTCTTTACCATTAATTTTTTTATTAGTACGAGTTTGTTTAATTGCTCTGTCTATAAATGCAAAGCCAAGGAAATGAAGTTTTGTTTTAAACATGTCAAAATACCTACTTGTAATTGCTGATGTCAAGATTTCATATTCTGTTTCATTCATAGGATCGCTCATAGATTTTTTCTTAGTATGTAATATTAAGAAATATGAAATTCCAATCTTTTTTAAATCCCATAAATATGCATAAATTAATTTAAAAGCTTCATCTTGCCCTCTTTGATACCCACCATATGCTTCATTAATTGTTTTTACCAAAGTTCCTTTGTCTCCTAATTTACGCTGTATATGGTTCCACTTATTAATAACTTCCTGCTCTGCCAAAGGAATTAGTTGGTCAATTGTATCATATATAATTATCTTTAAATCTTTATAGTCTGTATTACGATTTGCAATAATATCTTCTTTAATATCAATCATGTCTTGCCATGTTTCAATATCTTCAGAAACAATACCCTCAATTGCATCTGCTCCATCTTCATAACCAATATTGTAGTGCATATAAATATCATCACCAAATAATTCACAATATTCTATGGCCATAGTAGTCTTACCAATACCTGAGATACCAGCTAAACCATGGTTATATTTTAATGGATCTACTTTTACATGTTTCTTCTTACCATATTTTCTAGCCATTTGTTATTCGTCCCCTCCTATTTGTTGCATTATTGCATTCAACTCATCATCTTCTAGAGCCACAGTAGATTCCCCAACAATAGATCCTTGATCTATTTCAATACTAAGAAGTACTAAGTCATCAATTGTGAAAGTTTCATTATCAAAGTTAATAGTTGGAGTATAATCTCCATCCGTATTTTTAATTTTGCTTCTTGAAATTGAAGTAAATATTAGTCTTCTTTCTTTAGTCCCATTTGTACAATCTTGGATTGCTTCTTCCTCTGTGATAATATTAAACTGAATTGCTTCTTTAATATCATCTGGTAAGTCATCTATACTTGATATAGTTGTAGCAGACCCATCGATCATATTACCTTGTATTCCAATTTGGATAACAGACTCTTTTGATTTTGGAATAAAATATCTTTTTAATGCAGCATCAAGCATATTTTTCCCCTCAGAGTTAGTGAAAATATCACAAGGTATTTCAAATGTTTGTGGTAAACATACTTTCTTCTTAAATTCTTTTCCGTCAACTTTACTTAAATATTGCACAACATAAGCATTAACTGGAACTACATTTTTTTCTTTATCAACTTCTTGGATTGCATCAGAATCAATTAAGTATCTTTGTTTAAAAGTTGCCTTAAAATCTTTTTCTTCTATGTCTTTTATGTTTATTGATGTAATTACATTTTTACGATAAGTTTTATTATTATAGAATTGATAATCAAAGGTTCCAGAAACTGATACAACACTATTATTAGGTAGTTTTT